AATATCTCGCCGAGGCTGACGACCCCTATCTGTTCAATTTCCACAAGCGGTTCTCGTCCTCGGATTCGTTTTGTGCGAATGTCAACACTGGCATAAAGCAGGTGTGCAACAGCATGGGGATACCGCAGGAGAAACGGTATTGTGTATATACGTTCCGTCACACATGGGGTACTGTTGCGCAGAACGACTGCGGAGCGAGTGTTGCGGAGGTGGCGTTTGGCATGAACCATTCGCACGGACACACGGTGACGCGAGGTTACATCAAGATTGATTTCACTCCGGCCTGGGAGTTGAACGCCAGAGTGATTGACTTTATCTTTTTCTCTACGGCGAAGAGCAAGCAGGAAATGGCGCGAGGTGTCGAGGAGCCTGCCGATAAGTTGTTCAGACTTTCTCCCAAAGTCATGGTCTATGCGAGAGCTTATTTTCGCGGAGAGGTTCTTGCCGAGGTCAGCGACATCGGCTTCGGGAATGTCGATGCGGTCATCAGCAGGCTTGCCGTGCAGTTGCCCGACACAATTCCGACTGGGTGTGCCGTGCAGTTTCGCATCAAGAACGTGGATGCAGACCGCGAGGCGGTCTATGAGCGCACGAAAGGAAAAGGATTTTGACATGGCGCAAAGATAGCACGCGGCCCGGCCCCCTCGTTTTTAAGTTTTGCTTCACGCCCGACTTTGTTTCACAGCAGAGCCGGGCTTTCTATTTTTCTTTTTGCGCGGAACTTTTTTCTTTTTCTCTTTTCTGCGGAGCAGACCTATGGCGCGTCAGCCAAAAGAAAAAAATCTTCAAAAAAATTTTTTAATGTCGGCGTCGTCGGAGCGAAGCGAACGTCACGCGCGCGTACGCGTGACGACATCCGCCTCCATAGAATAATTTTTGGTAAAATTCTTCTTCCTAATCCATAGGATATATATTCGACTTAATATATATCCGTCTACATCCATAAAAAGGAATATCCCGCGCGCACGCGTGAAGGTTACCTTTTGGTTACGCTTTGGTTATCGTTTGGTTCAGGTTTGGTTATGTTTTGGTTTACGTTTGGTTTGCGTTTGGTTTTTTAATCGGAACATAACATCTTGATAATATGAACTATACAGGCGAATTGACTGACATGCTGAAAAATAAAGAACGAGTGTTAATCAACCCATAAAAGTGTTGCTAAATGTAAAAGACGAAAGTCGTATTGAGTTTGGCGTAATGATGGGCTCTATCTATCGCAGACCGGGTGTGAACTTGGTGTGGAGTTGACTGATTGATATACCTCAAATAATAACCTATGGTTAGGATTTGGTTATGCTTTGGTTTGTTCTCGGTTTGTGTTTGGTTTCGTTTTGGTTTACTTTCGGTTTGCTTTTGGTTTATGTTCGGTTCTATCTCGGTTATGGAAATGGCGGTGTAGAAAAAGCGACCTATCCTCACGGACGGGCCGCTTCCGAGTTTATTAATATTTAATTTCGCTATGAGTAAAAACCAATGGTTGCGTCTAAAAGTAGATTGGATAGACGGTCATGGGCGCGTCAGTCATCGTCCTCTTCAGCTTCTCCGCAGAGTTCGCGCAACCGATCCTCGATGGTAACGACTGAGCCGTGAACGTCCATATCAACCTCAACGGCTTTCATCTTCGGCGTATGGAACTCCAGCAGACGCAGTTCTGCATTGACGCGCTCATTCGGACTCAACGCAATCATGTCTGCCTCAAAGTCCGAAATGTTGAGGGGCAGCCCGGAGGCTTGGTCAGTGAGCGGAATGAGGTCTATAACCTTATACACGTTGCCCTCTTCATCTTGCACGAGGCGTTGACGCTGAATTTCACGCGACCCTCCAGTTATCGGGTCAGTCTGAACACGAGGTTCAAAGTATGCGAGGCTATGAGCGCGGAGATACCCTTTGAGAGGGTTTTCCTTGTTGGGCGTACCTTTTTGTCGCCCACCTGTTTTCTTACCTTTTGCCATGATACAAAACTTAAAAATTGCCTGCAAAGATACCTCCGTAAATTAGCGCACGAATTATAACTTTTGAAACATCGCTATCATGATAGGAAGTTTAGTAGGCGCAGGCTTGTCGGCAGTCGGGAGCATTTTCGGCGGTATCTCGGCAAGTAAAGCCATGAAAAAGGGCAAGAAGAATTTGCAGGCGCAGAAGCAGGCAAACCAAGACTGGTATGACCGCCGATACAACGAGGACGCCACCCAACGCGCGGATGCTCAACGCATACTGACAAAGACCGAAGAATCAATCCGCAACCGCACCCGGTAGGCCGCAGGTGCGCAGGCGGTCATGGGTGGAACGGAAGAGAGCGTAGCAGCCGCCAAAGCCGCCAACAATCAGGCTCTCGCCGATGCAACATCGCAGATTGCTGTCAATGCCGAGGCGCGCAAAGACCAGATCGAGCAGACATATCAGCAACGTGACGCGCAGATAAATGACGCGCTCAACAATCTTGAACTTAAAAAGTCCGAGGCTATCTCGTCAGCCGTGCAGGGTGTGGCACAGGCAGGTGCAGGCATAGCAGGTGCGTTCTAAATCCTCACTTGCATATGATTGAAGAGACAAAGCAGGTGCCTGTTACGGATACCTCACAACCGGCTGATAGCCCCGCAGGGGTGAGTCCACAGAATGTTGCTTCCACTGAGGAGACGCATCAACAGCGCGTTGACGCTACCGCAGGCACTGACCGCCAAATCAAAACCATTCAAGACTGGATGGATGCGGAAGAGAACCGACCCGAAACGCCCGAAGAGCGCAAGAAGCGTGAGCGCAGAGAGAAATCCAAGCGCATCATTGCCGCCGTCAGTGACGGTATTTCGGCGTTGAGCAACCTTTTCTTTACCACGCAGTATGCCCCCAATATGTATAACCATGAAAAAGGGAGCATGACTAACGCCGTGGGAGCGCGCCTCGATCGGCTGAAAGCAGAGCGCGAAAGGAAGCGCGACCAGTATCTTAACTTCTCCCTCAAACTCGGCGACCTTGAGAATCAGCGTGCCGCTACCCTGCGTGAACTGGAAGCACAGCAGGAACGGCAGAAACTCGCACGCGAAAAGGCTGAAAGGGAGGCAGAGGCGCACGGATGGGCCGCAGCACTGCAACCCGACAAACATCGTGAGCAAGCAGGCAAAGCCAATAAAGCCGAGCAGGAAGCCATCACAGCGCAGGCCGAAGCCGAGGCAGCTCCCGAACTCCAGCAAGCTAAAATCGCAACCGAAAGGGCGCGTAAAGGTAGTTTGGATGCATCAGCCGCCAACTCTCGTGCGTCTGCGGCCGCTCATGGTCGTTCCAACGTGTCGGAGTTCTCTGCCTGGGATGAGAACGGACGCGAGCATAAGTTTCGCACGAAAGAAGCCGCCGAAGCCTATGCCAAACAGCACGGCACATGGCAGGAAGAGGATGTTTCGGAAACCACGAACACCGAAACCCGGCGCACCCCGAACTCACAGCCACAGAGCAGGACATCGACCAAGACCAAGAAGAGCGGTCATCCTGCAAGACCCGCGCCCGAAGATAACACACCGCCCAGCCGTAGAAACAACAATGACAACACTCCACCAAGCAGACGATAATTTGATATGGCAACAAATAACGATGATATTAAGTGGCTGTACGGCAAACTGAAAGCCAAAGGCTACGACATAGGCAATGAGCAGGAGTTTACCACCTCTCTTACCAACGAAGCAGACCGCCAGTGGTACTATGAGAAAGCCAAGGGCATGGGGCTGAACATAGGGAGCATCGAGGATTTCAACAGCCTTTATGCACCGCAGACCGCTCAACCTGCGACCCCTCCGACCCAAGCACCTGCCGTCCAATCCACCGCAACAGCCGCCCCAACGTCCACTCCTACACCTACCGAGGAGCCGGAGCAGGCTCCGGTCCAGTCTGCGCCACAGCAACCTGCATGGCAACCGACCGAGCAGGACAAGATACGAATGTCGTATCAGATGCACACCATGCTCAACGATTTCAATCAGCGTTCAAAGGAGCGTATCGCACAAATTCAGCGCATGGCAGAGCCATTCACAGCCGAGGGCCGGAAAAAACGTAAGGCAATGGAGTTTCAAGCGCAGCTCGCAGGCACACCAACAAAGGTTATGGGTCTGACACCGCCGACCTCTGCACCTGCGTCCGATGGAGCGCAGGGCGATGTTGAGGGAGCCGCACAGCCGCAACCTATTCAGAGCGGTCAATCTCCAGTCCCCTACGGAGTGAAATACATTGACGGCAAGCCGGTAACCCAGTGGCTTCTGCCCGATGGCAGACTGACAACGAGCTTCATGGAAGCCGACCAAGCCGAGTATGGCGCACGCACGGCACGTCTGCGCCACCAGTTCGAGAACCGCATGAAGCAGAACGGACTTGATCCTGCCAAGCCCGAAGATGTGGAAATGCAGGCGCAATATGACGCGCAGGCCCCTGCCTATGATGCCGTGGCAGAACTTTGGCAGGAAGCTGAGGAAAAGCACAAGGCAGACAAAGAGCGCAATGCCAAGAAACACTGGGATAGTTATGCAGCTATGGGTGGTGGACGCGAAATGCGTATCGTGACAACGTCCATGAACCGCCACGATGACAATATCTCGCACATGACACGCTTTGACCTTCAGAAGATGATGGACAATGCGTGGAATCGCGTAGGTTCAAAGGTAACCACCAACTGCTATAACCGCCTGCGTCAGCAGTACCCCGGCGCGTCCGAAGAGGAATTGCAGGCAACCGCATCGCAGATGGCACGCCAGTTGACCGACAATGCCGTATATCAGTATGCCGTTCAGCAGAACACGCCCAAAAGCACACTGGAATACTTCGGTCGTACAGTCGCCGACATGAACGTGATTAACTCGATCAGCAAGGGCCTTGCCCGAAGCCAAGCAGGAACGAGTGGCGACCTTGCAGCTTATGAGGCCGCTATGGGTGAGTACGGCAAGAATCACCGCGTGGCGCAGATTGCAGGCACCGTTACTGGCATGGCGGTTGACCCCGTGACATGGGTGTCTGGCGGTGTCGGCTCACTCGCAGGCAAAGGAGCCATCAATCTCGGCGGTCGTTTCATTGCAGGCAGAGCCGCCACGTCAATGAGTACGCAGGTAGGCTCACGCCTCTTCTCGTCCTCACTCACCGGTCGTATCATCACCGGGGCGGCCGCAGGTGGAGGTAACTTCGCCACATACGAAATGCTGAAAGAGGGAGAGAGCCAGTTCCTGCATGGTGGACACATCAACCCCGAAACTGGGGAAAACGAGGGCTATTCAGCCGGAGCGGTGTTAAGCGCAGGCTGTCATGGTCTCGTCCTCGGTAGTGTGACTGGCACATTGTCGCCAGTCATCGGTAATGTCGCTGACAAAACTGTCAAGGCAACCACCTCCACAGCAGGCAAAGCAGGCGTGCGCTTCGGTGAGGTTGCAGTATCGACCCTCGCCGAGGGTACTGTGTTCTCAATTCCCGAATGGATAAACGGCGATGCCGATGCAATGGACGTGTGGACTGATAACATGGCGATGATGTTAGGCTTCAAGGTGCAGCACGGACTCAAGAGCGCACCGCGCTATATCGCCAGTCTGCGCCCAATCAAGCCAGTTGACGGCCGACCGCTGACGCAGGCAGAGCGCAATCACAACCGCATGAATTTCGAGGAACGTCTGCGCAGGAACTTGGATGCAAGTCCGGGTGACTTGTCATTCACCGCCGATGAGCGCGAAGAGCTGCGCAGAGCAGGCTATGGCGAACTCGCCGACCTGTTCAGCCGTGACCGAGTGCAGGAAGTTCAGCGACCCGACATTGACCCTGCCGATGGCGCGATCGAGTTGAGAGCCGAGCGCGTTGAGGCCGAAACAATCAGTCGCAACCCCGAATTTGACGGCTATTCCTCAATGGAAGAACTCATGCAGGATGGCAGGGTCAGCCAGTCCGCACGCGCAAAAGCATACTACATCCTTACCGGGCGCAGACTCCCAATGGCTTCCGTTACCGGGTACACAACCACCACGGACGCAGACGGACGTGTGACCGTCAACTCCATGGCCGCTGATGGCGAGGTTGTAACCAGTCGCACATTCAAGAACGAGCAGGAAGCCAAGCAGGAAACCGACAACATCATGCGTCAGGCAGAACTCAACTCTGTGGACATTGGTGAGCGATTCAAGGAAGCCGTTGCCGATGACATGGTGCTTGATGCCGCTATCAGCGAAGTGTCACCCGGTGCCGACCCTGCAACCATCAAGAGAATCTACCGCGCTGTCAAGGCAGGCAACAAGGACGTGACCGAATCGCAGAGGCAGTTGGTTGAGTTCCTTGATGACGCTATTGAGCGCAACCGCGACATTGCAGACCGCTATCGCCCCGAAGCAATCCGCGAGGTTCTGAAAGAAGAAACTGGCATTGATGTCGATGCAGTCCTGCGCAAGATGCCGAGCAAGCGTACCGAAGCGGAGCAGGCGGTTGTCAAGTCGTATCTTGAACGGCTCTTCCCCGAAGAGGCACGTCAGCAGGCCGCAGAGCCTACCCCGGAGCAGGCTGAGGCGCAGAGCCAGTATGAGCAGGGCCGCGAGTTGTACGGACGCTTTGAAGAGGGCGACCCGACAGTGCAGGCTGATGTGGACGCTATCGCCCTGCGTATGCAGGAAGCATACCAAGCGGTTGAGGACGCTTTCGGTTCGGAAACCGAATACTATATGTTCCATGTGAATGAAAATCCGTGGGCGTTGGTCGATGACCCCGAACTGACTGTTGAGCAGAAAGACGCTGTCCTCTACTACATCAACGCAAAGGCGGCTCTTGACGGCGTTATGGACGCTTCCAACGAGGTAGCCGACCGCAAGCGTGCCGAGGTTGAGGAGAGCGTTGCCAAGCGCACCCACAAGGACAACGGCGTGATTATCCCTGCCACTATGAAGGTGGATGACCGACAGGTCTATATCGTCAAGGGCGATGTAGTCATGTTCCCCGATGGCACAGCCGTTGACGTACACAACTCTTCGGAGAGTGTAGTTGTCATGGACGTGCAGACTGGGGAGTATCAGTTTACATCCCCCGACCAAATCTTCCAAGTGTCCGAGGCTGACAATCCGCAGGACGAACTGGACACCGCTTTGTCGGTGATCGAGCAGGAGCAGATGAATATCTTTGGCGACAATGCCGTTGCCCCCGAAGAATCTACCGAGGGCGAAGAGCCACAGCAGACCAACGAAGCACCTGCGACCGCAGACACCGCCGAATATGACCGAGGCTATGAGCAGGGATTAGAAAAAGCTGCTAAGGATGATGACGCATGGATTGCAAACCATATCAATATCCTCAGCCAAAACACGCCCGAATCTATGCCCGACACCATGAAAGGAGAGTTGGATGCATACCTCTACGAGCAACAGCGCAGGGCGCAGAGTGCTCCCGAATCGCCCGAAAGCGTTCCCAATCCTACCGAAAACCCAGTTTCAGACGCGGAAACCGCGCCCGAAACGTTCCCAAATGTGGAAAATGGACAGCAGACCGCACTCTCTCGCATCCCCCTCAACGAGCAGGGAGAGCCGATGTTTGAGGCCGTTGATAAAGATACGGCCTGGAGCGGACTTGTTGAGGCTGTCGGTGGGGAGGCAGATGCAGTTGACATCGCTATGGCGCAGGTGCAGCAGGCAACCTCCGACCTTGAAGCACTCAAGAAGAAACCGCCAACGCAGAAAGCACCCAAACTGAAAGGCTCACCCATGGCCATGGCGCAGGCAAAGCGTGAGGCGGCCGAACTATATCAGCGTGAACTCGTCCAATACAACCAACAGATTGCAGACACACAGACACGTCTTGATGCATGGAACGGCATTATTGGTGTCTATACTTCTCGCAATGCAGAGTTGCGCCGTCAGCAGGAAGAGGAACGCCGACAGCGTGACGCAATCGCCCATGATGAGGCTATGGCCCGATTTAAAGAGGAACAGCGCATCAAGGCTGAAAAGCAGGCCGAGCAGGAGCGCATAGGCGTTCATGCTGTCAATCCCAAGATTAAGGATAAATGGGACGCAGCTCCCAAAGTAGATGGCAACGAAGACGCGCTGACACTCCCCGACGGCTCCACCATATCCGGCCGCTATGTCCTTACCGAGGCAGGAGCCGCCTCGCCCAGTCATGACGCGAACAATGCCTATCAGCCGACCGAGGGTTTCCCGATTGACGAGAACGATCAGAGCGTCAATGACCGCGACTATATGCGCGATAAAGACGCACAGCAGAAAGTCGAGGGTATGGCAGGCAACTATGACAACCGCGCCCTGCAAGACCCCGTAATCGTCAGCAAGGACGGTGTTGTGCTGTCGGGCAACAACCGCACCATGTCGGGCGACCTCGCCGCACGCAGAGGCACTGACAAGGCTTATGTTGACTATCTCACCCAGTTCGGGCATAAGAAATACGGCTTTACCCCGGAGCAGGTAGCAGGCATGAAGAATCCTCGCGTGGTGTTTGTGCCGGACGAGGCTCTACCCTACGATGCCACCACCTTTGCACGATTCAATGCGCAGGAGAAGAAATCGCAGGGCAAGCCCGAAGCCGCTGTGAAACTCGGCAAGATTGTTCCCGACAACGTGTTCAACGTCATTGTCAACGACATCAGCCGTTACGACCGCCTTTCAGACTACTATGCTGACGAGAAAGCCGTGGCGCAGGCACTTGGCTCACTCATGCAGGCAGGTGTCATCAACGATATGCAGATGCCCGAACTGCGGACAGGCACAGCGTTGTCGGCCACAGGCAAGGAACTAATCGAAAACACTCTTATCGGCAAAGTGTTCCAATCCTCGCCCGATGCAGTGCGGCAGATTATCTCCGTCCCCACCTTGCGCCAGTCAATCGTGATGGGATTGAGCGAGATTGCCAATAACCGCACCTTGTCCCGAAACGGATATGACATCAGCGATGAACTCGCAAAAGCAGTTGACCTTGTGACACGCGCAAAGAACGCCATGCCGGACGTATATACCGATGGGATGCCAGTATCACCTTTCGGTCGTATGCAGGGCTTGTTTGATGATGAGTTCGGTGACAGCCGCGTAACTGACGGAACTACACTCCTGCTTGCAGATATTCTCAACAGCGGAAAGCCGAGCGACCTGCGCAAGGTGCTGACCTCATACAACAACGAGGCTTCGCAGGCTTCGGGCGGTCAGATTGACATCTTCTCCGGCTCGATCCCCACCAAAGAAGAAATACTCACAACCGTAAATGAACATTTCAGAAATGCAACCCCAAAAGAACAGCAGGCACTCGTGGACTCTGCCATTGCGGAGCGCAAGCGCAGAGCAGAAGAATCAGCCGCAGAACAGCGTGATCGAAGCGAGACAAGTGAACAAACTCCGCATGATGATGAACGCGGTGCAGAGTCTCAACAGCCAACCGCAGGAATAGATGAAGAACTGACACCCGAAGAGCAAGCTCTCGCAGCCCGTGTCGAGATAACAGAAAATGACTGGGAAGAAGGTGACGGAGACAATCCTACTTACAAGCGAGACATCATCATTGACGGCACACACAAGGTTACGCAAGTTGACGCACCCGATGAGGACGGACACTACACTGGTTCATATTTTGAGTTTGACGGTAAGCGTTTCGGTGATATTGCCGAGATTGCCCAGTACATAGACGGCGGTATGCAGGCAGAGCCGACCGAGGCGCAGAAAGCCGCAGGCAACTACAAGATGGAACATCGCCGCGTTGACGGCTACAACATCAGCATAGAGAATGCCAAAGGCAGTGTGCGCCGTGGTACTGGAGCGGACGGCAAGCCGTGGGAAACCACCATGCAGAACGACTACGGATATATTCGTGGAACTGAGGGCGTGGACGGTGACCACATTGACGTGTTCCTTTCCGACACACCCGAAGAGGGCGATGTGTTTGTCGTTGACCAAGTGAACGATGACGACTCGTTTGACGAGCATAAGGTTATGTACGGCTTCCCCACGGAGCAGGCCGCGCGTGACGCATACCTTTCCAACTATGAGCCGGGTTGGACCGGTCTCGGCGCGATTACCCATGTCAGCAAGGACGAGTTCAAGAAATGGATTCAGTCGAGCAGGCGTAAGACCAAGCCCTTTGCCGAGTACAAGAGTGTCAAGGCTATCACCGAAGATGTTGACCAGACTCGCACAAACGTCAACGCAGAGGGAATGGTTGTTGACGGCGAGGGCAACCCTCTCACTCTCTATCACGGCACACCCAATGATGTGGAGGCGTTGAGCGACCTTGGAACAGGACATCCACGCAAAGGAACTGACGAGCCTGCACGCTTCAATGGTGACGGCGTATCATTCACGCCTCATCGTGATGTAGCCGAGGACTATGCCTCATTAGGTGACGGCAACAAAGGAAAGGTGTTTGAGGCTAACATCATCTTGAAGAATCCCTATTATACCGTAGGCGTTGCCAACTTCACCCCGGAGGAAGCCGCCGAGTTTACAGCGTCTTTGAAAGCAAAGGGTCATGACGGCATCATCAATTATGCAAGTCAGTCCATGAGGCAGATTGGTGCTGAACCCAACGAGGTCATTGTCTTTGACATCATGAGCGCAGTCCCAGTTAAGACGAAACAGGCAGACACCGATGTTGTTTACTCCATCACACCAACTACCTACACCAATAAGAAAGGCAAGACGAGCGATGTTCACCTTGTCAAGTTCAACCGCGAACTGACAGCCGAGGAAAAGGCGGCTCTTGACACATTCGCGCGTGAGCCTCTCACCGAGGGGAAGAAAACCTCTCGCGGTTGGTACGACCGCAAGCAGGGCGGTTACATGATGCGTAGTGAGGAAGCCGCACGCCAACTCGCCGAGATGATTGGCAACGAGGAAGCGGTTGCGGACGCACAGCCCATGACCGCCGAGGAACTCCGTGAGGCTGTCGCCCCTGCCGAGAAGAAGCCTGCACGGAAGCCGAAGAAAGCACCTATCAACCGCGTCAGCCTTGAAGATGTGATGACCGACCTCTCGACCAAAGGCGAATCCAAGTTGAGCGACCACGCCGAGCCAGTCAAGGCAGAGCCGGAGCCACAGCACGAAATCAGCGATGACGAAATGCGTTCGTTGCTTGGGGAGATACGCGATATTCTGGGTATCGGTGATGACGAGGGCGATACTGACATCAAATTCCGTGACCCTGGCGAACTGACAGTTCAGGAACGCATGAAGCTGCAGTCGGCTGGTATCCGCGTGGCCATGGGCCTGATAAGCCGTGGCACAACGGCATTCCCCGACTATGCCACCAAGATGGTGGGATTGTTGGGCGACAAGATACGTCCGTGGCTCAAATCGTTCTATGAGGGCGCACGTTGGACACCCGGCTATGACAAATATACCTTTACGCCTACCGAGCAGGTTGCCACGTTTGACGTGCAGAACTTCGACAAGAAGCAGGCAGACCCCATTGCGCAGGCCGCTATGATTGTCGAGGAACGCAAAGCCTCGACCGCATCCGCGCAGGCGCAGAAAGAACTTATCGAAACCCGAAACAAGAACCGAAGAGAAAATGACAAGCAGACAGAAGCAGATACAGCTGCTCTTGCAGAAAAAGCAGAGGCTGTTGCAGGCGAAGCAGAAGTTACAGTGCAAAGCGCAGGAACTGGAGAAGCAGGACGCAAGCGCATCCTCCGCGACCTCAAACGAGTAGATGACACCCTTGACGAGGTCAACGACCAGTTGGCATTTCTCGGCTACTATGAAGCCGAAGAGGTTGACAAGGATTTCAACGAGGCATACGGCTATATGCGCAATGCCGAGAAAAAAGCCGTCAAGGATGCAGTTGATCTCGCCAAACAGCTTGTGAACGACCTCGGCCTGGGATTTGACAAGGTGACTGGCTCAACAACCGCCAACCGCGGCAAGAGAAAGAACGCCGTTACTGCGAATATCGCGCCCGCAGGTGGTGACATTTCCATACGTCTGCCCCTCAACGAGGGCCGCGAACTCTACATTACTATCGGACTTGACCCGTCAGTAACGCCGGGCGATGTGACATACAGCGGAGATAACCTGCAAGCCACTCGCATCATGTACCGCGTTGAATGGCCCGATGAGAAAGGTCATGTGTCGTTTGACCGCATGGGGCGTAACTGTTGGGCAGATGCCAACGTGACCTATGCCGACCTGCTCAACGGTATTCAGCGCGAGGCAGAGGACTACCTGCCGTCCTCTGCTTCTGCTAAATCCGAGGAAACCCACAACGGCTACAAGATTGGCGATGAAGTCATGTGGGACCGTTACGGCAACGGCAAATGGGAGAAAGTCAAGATTGAAGATTTTGACGCTGACGGAAGTCCAATCTTTGAGGCTGTCAAAGGTGTCATGTCTGAAAAAGGTGACTGGAGCCGCGTCAAGCTTGCCAATGGTATCTTCGGGGAGGCCCAACGTGTGGCAAGAGCTACACAGGAGAAAAAGAAGAAAGCCACCGCCGATAATGTGGCAACTGCGACTGGCAATAAGTCAAAGAAATCTCGCAAAAAAGATGTAACTTTGAAGCCGGAACAACCTATCGGAGGTTTGTTCGCCGACTTAAACGAAGAACCTCAAAAACAAGAAACAGATGAACGAAAACGTAATCAACCGAGTCAAGAAGTGGCTGGAGGAGAACTCGCACACACCGTGGGCACTGATGCGACTGGAACTGATGGAAGAGTATCGTCCGCAGGAGTTGAACAGACTGATAAAGGAAGGGCAACTCATGAAGCAGGCGCAGGAGTGGAGCGAGGAACTGACCGCCCGACACATGGAACTGATGAGAACCGGGGATTACAACCAGTCATCGGAAATCGGGGACGTGATGAGAGCGGAACTGATAGCCGAGGTAACGGCTCCGCAGTGGAGCGTGGAAGAACTGCTGGAGCAGGCTCTGTATCAGAACGTGGTGCTGACCGAGGAACAGAAAGACTTTCTGAGGGAGAATCTTCCGCCATCATTGGCCGCGGAAGTGGAATTCCTGCCGTAAAGAAGCTGAAAAAGCCGGAAGTAAAATACACGCACAACTTCCGCTATGACGAAGAGAACGGCAACGAGGCAGACACCTACACGCCGTCACAGCGTCTTGAAGCCAACGTCAAAGCGATAGAAACTCTCGCTGACGTATTGTTCGGTGACAAACCTGCCACCGATGAGCAGAAAGCAATCATGTCACGCTTCCGTGGATGGGGGCAGGTGGACTTGGGCAAATATTATGACTTAGAACAAATCACACGCAACACCTTTACGGACACGCCAATCAACCGACTGGCACAGGTAATCAAGAGACTCGATCCATCGGGCGACAAGAACCTCTTTGGCGCAATCAAACGCGCCTCGCTTTCGTCCTATTACACCCCGACCCCGATAGCAAGAGCGATGAACACGTTCCTTGCGCTTGCAGGCTACAAGGGCGGCTCCCTGCTCGACCCCTCTATGGGCAACGGTATGTTTGAGGGTACACTGCCCAAGAGCATACAGGAGCGCACCTCCATTACGGGTGTTGAACTTGACTGGCTCAGCGGTCAGTTATCTCGCGCCCTCTATCCCGATGCAAACGTGATGATAAGCGCGTTTGAGAAATCGGGCATCGCCCCCGGCTCATTCGATGTGGTGACAAGCAACGTGCCTTTCGGCGACATTGTTGTTAACGACCCGACATGGAAGAATGACGGTACACCGCTGAAACGCTCCGCACAGAACCGCATCCACAACTACTATGCCGTGAAGATGCTTGAAGCGACACGGTCCGGCGGTCTCGTAGCCATGATGACAACAAGTGCCGTCATGGACACACAGAGCAATCAGAATATCCGCGCCCATATCGCAGACCAAGGCGAGATACTGGGAGCAATCCGACTCCCCGATAACACATTCCAAGGCACAGGCGTAGTCACGGACATTATCTTCGTGAGAAAGTGGAGAGACGAGCAAGACCGCGAGCAGACACGCGCTGATGAATCCTACATGGATACAGAGCGTGCTTTCCTCTCACAGCATGAGAGGACCGCTCCCAACAAACTTGACGGCACACAACAGAAGGTAAGTTTCAACGGCTACTACAAACTGAATCCGCGTAATCTCATCGGCGAAATTCAAGCAGGCAACCAGTACGGTAAGAAAGACGCATTTGGACTGACGAGCAAACTGACCGTTGACGAAATCGCCTCTGAGGTAGAGAAAGCCATCAAGCGCATTGTCGGAAGCAGGCGTGGCAGTCTGTTCAACCCATCGCGCACTATCCGTGAGACACAGCAGGCTATCCGCGAGACATACAAGGGCAACGGCGACTGGGTCAGCAACGGCAATCTTGTCGTTCAAGGCGGCAAGGTCGGAGTCCTTACCGCCAAGAGCAATGAGTATGGCGAGGTGACCCGGACGTTCGAGGGTACGCTGAAGTATGACAGGATGCTCCCGCGCATAGAAGCAATGATTGAACTGCGCACGAAGATGAAAACACTTATCGCCTTTGAAATCGAGGGCGAAAAAGAACATCATATCGCGGCAGTCCGTGCCGAGCTGCAAAAGGCTTACGACAACTTTGTAGGCAAGTTCGGCAGATTGCAGGACAAAGACAACTCTTTCATTCTTGACGATATTGACGGCTACACCTTGCAGGCACTGGAGGTATGGAAGAACGGCAAGTTTGTCGGACTCTCCGACATCTTCACCAAGAGCTCCATCAAGCCGTCAATCAATCTTGAAGGTAAGAAAACTCCGCAGGAGGCAGTCGCGCTGTCATTGGCAGAATACGGCTACCTGCGCCCCGACTATCTTGCCAAGGCACTCGGCGAGGACTGGGTCGAACAATGCGGAGACGTTGTATTCCTCAAACCCAATAGTGAGGATGACTACGTTACACGCGATGAATATCTGAGCGGTGACGTTGTTACCAAACTTGCAGACGCACGAGCTGCCGCCGAAAAAGACAAATCGTTTGAGCGCAACGTTAAAGCACTTGAAGATGTGCAGCCGGAACGCATACCTTTCGATGACATCACAATCCACCTCGGCGCACGTTGGATTCCCGAAGAGGTGCTCAACGATTTTGTCAATGAGTTGCTGGGAATCCACGCCGTGTACAGCAACCGCGGCCGAAAGTGGGACCCCGAACTCGGCAGATATGTCAACGAGCAGAAGAGCGGTGTTCGTTACATTCCCGAAACCGACTCGTTTGAAATCAACATCGAGAAGAAAGAACTCGGCGGCGAGGCATCGGACTGGGAGACCCCGAAGAAGTCGGCGAAAGAAATCCTGCAAGCCGCGCTTGAAGACAAGACTCTTGTAATCATCTACAAGGACAAAGACGGCAACACCCACGTTGACGATGAGCAGACCGAACTCGCCAATCAGAAAATCGCAGACCTGCGCGAGCGGTTTGAGACATGGTTGCCGAGTGACCCTGCGCGTGTTGACCTCATGGAGCAGTTATACAACGACCGCTTCAACCGCACCGTGATACGCCACTTTGACGGCTCACACCTCATTGTGCCGGGTCTCATGGGTAAAGAACTGCGTCCGCATCAGAAAGACGCTGTATGGATGCTCATCAACAACCGGGGCGGTATCGTTGACCATATTGTAGGTGCAGGCAAGACCCTTGTCATGCAGTCTGCCATCATGGAAATGCGCCGTATGGGCATAGCAAAAAAGCCTATGATTGTTGCATTGAAATCCACTGTGGCGCAGATAGCGCGTGAGTTCAAGGAGGCATTCCCCTCGGCGCGTGTCCTTGCCCCCAACGACAGCGACTTCAAGAAAGAGAACCGCAAGAAATTCATCGCCAACATATCGCTCAACGACTATGACTGCGTTATCCTCAGCCATGAGCAATACTGTATGCTTCCCCACACCGAGGAGGCAGAACGCGCCGTGATAGACGAGCAGATGTGGCAGCTGGACAACATGATTGAGTACCTCTACGGCACGAACGACACAAGCCAAATGACCAAGAAACAAATCAAAGCACTGGAGAAGCGCAGAGAGAATCTGAAGGCCAGGCTTGAAAAGCGTCTTGACCGTGCCGTTGACCGCGAGTTCTGCTTTGAAAATCTCGGTGTGGACTATCTGTTTGTTGACGAGAGCCACCAGTTCAAGGCTCTGCCATACGTGACAAGTTACCAAAAGGTGGCAGGGCTCGGCGACCCGCAGGGTAGTAACCGCGCTGTGGCGTTGCTGACAGGCATACGTCACCTGCAAAGGATGCACCAAGGCGATAAAGGCACGGTATTCCTTTCTGGCACCACAATCACCAACTCGCTTGTGGAGACCTACAACCTGCTGAACTACCTGCGTCCGCGCAAACTTGAAGAGTTGGGTATGCCGACCTTTGACGCATGGGCAAGTACATTCGCCGTCCACACATCAGAACTGGAGGCGACCATAACAGGCGGCTTCGCGCTGAAAGACCGCTTCCGTCAGTTTGACAATGTGGCAGAACTCTCGCAGTTGTACGCAGAGATAGCCGATGTGCGCAACGACCAAAACCTCAAATTGCCGAAACCGGGCATAGACGCTCATACGGTCATCGTGCCTGCCAGTGACGCAATGTCGGAAATCAACTCCGAGATTGTGAACATGATTGAGTCAAAGGATGGCAAATATTTCGGTATCTACCCGAAAGACCCGAACCGTGCGCCGTGGGGACTCCACGCCTCAACCATATCGGCAAAGGCTGCTGTAAGTCCGCGACTCATATTCCCCGACATGAACGATGATGGAGGTAAGGTTCATGCCGTTTGCGAGAATGTCAAGAAATACTATGACGAAATGGCAGAACAGCGAGGCGTACAGCTTATCTTCTGCGAGATAGGCGTGCCTGGCAAGGGTAAGGAGTATGACGCATACACAGATATGGTAAATAGGTTTGTGAATGACTACGGCATACCTCGTTCCGAAATCGCATATATCCAAGAAGCCCCAACCGAGGAAAAGCGCAAAGACCTGTTTCAGCGAGTGCGTGACGGCAAGGTGCGCATCCTTATTGGAGGCACAAAGAATATGGGAACCGGTGTGAACGTTCAAGACCGCATTACTGATATGCACATGCTTACTGTACCTTGGACACCTGCCGCACTGGAGCAGTGCATAGGCAGAGGCGGCCGTCAAGGCAATATGGTTGCCCGTGACTTTATGGGCAACAAGGTCAGAGTGCATTACTATGCTACTGAGGGCAGTCTCGACCTCTACAAATATCAACTTCTCGATGCCAAGGGTAAGATGATAACCCAGTTCAAGATGGGAACCGTGTGCGGCACTCGCAGTTTTGACGAGGGTTCAGCCGATGAGGACGGCAACATGGATCCTGCGGAAATGGTTGCAATCCTTTCGGGCAACCCGGTAATCTTTGAGAAAGCCAAGCAGGAGAAACTCGTCAAGAAACTCCGCGCCCTGCGCAATGGCTTTGAGCGCGACTATCAGCGCAAGAAAGCCAAGTACGAGGAGTTGAAAAAACGCAAAGAGAATTTTGAGCGTCTTATCCGGCTTAACGGCCGAGACCGTGCCGATTTGGAGCGCAACGGCTTCAAGCCGGATGAGAAGGGCATTTATCCCACTACCGTCACTATCAATGACACCGGCAGTTACTACGGAGGCGGTCGTACGTTTGACAAGCCAAAAGAGGCCGGAGAATATTTGCTTTCTGCACTTGATAAAGGCAAGAGTGTGACTCTGCAAGGCTTCGGACAACATGCGAGAGTGGCAACCGTCAATGAAGAGAAAGGCAACTCTCTATTCTCTTTCCGCGAGTTGCAGATTGGAGAAGGCGATGAGCGCAGCATAAGATATTCCGTGCGTCTGTCAGATGATGCAACTGCCGCAGGAACAGCATACCGCAACCTGCTCAAACGCATTATAGATGTCGGAGAGGTGTATCGCCGTGAACTTGAATCGGTCAATACTCAGCTTTCGGGCATGAATATCGGTGACGGCGTATTCCCTCGGCAGGCTGAATATGACGAGGCAACAGCCAAACTCAAAGAACTGACTGCTGAGTTCAATAAACTCGGCAAGAAATCGGAGACCACCGGGGACGGCAACAAGTACCGTGACGGAGCGGAGATGAGCGATGGCGAGAGACTGCGTGCCATCCGTGTATTGGAGCCGATAGCGGTTGAGCGCAATGAGTTGAGCCGGGAGGAACTGCGAGAGGTTTACAATAATCTTCCTTCGGTTGAGAAGGATGGCAGGGAGATAGAGTTCTATCGCAGTGCTTTCAAGAAGATCTACAAGGACGGCGGATTGTTCGGACAGGTGGTGCCGGTGCTTGATGAAGTGCTGGAGAAGTCTGTGCTCGCCTATTCGGAAGAGGACAATCTGGGAGGGACTACGCGCCCCGACGGGACAATTCATAAGGAGCATCCTAACGTCGACACCTTTGACAACTATGTCGGAAAGGTGAGCATTGATGGCAAAGAGTATTATGTGCGTACGACTGTGCAGACCCAGGCCGGTCAATCGGGAACGCATTCAGTCTTTGTGACTGAAGTGTCTATATATGAAAATACCGCCAGCAGTTTGTCGTATCCGGGAACCCCACGGGCGAGAGTGACTGATGACGGTATTGTAGATGCAAAGTTACAACATTTTTTTGAACGCGCAAGTTCGGAGGCACTGGAACTTGACAAGGCAGACCGCGTCAGGGAGCTGTCGGAGAAACTGAACACACCGATACGCGTGGTGTCGGATGCCGAGGAGATTCGCAATCTGCCAATGCTGCGTCAGCGTAGGAGCAAAGGCTGGTGGAGCGCAAAGGATGACGAGGTAGTCATTGTCCTGCCCAACAACGTTAATGTAGCCGATGTGGACAATACGTTTGTCCATGAGGTCGTAGGACACAAGGGTCTGCGTGCGCTCATTGGTGAGGAACGCTTCGATGAATTCCTCGGTGAGATTTACGACCACGCTTCAAACCCCATCCGAAAAGTCATTGACAAGATAACCGACAAAATGGTGAATGAGGAAGCCGACCGCCTGCGCGTGCGCAAGGCACAGGCCCATGAACGTGCCGGGGAAGATGTGAACGCCAACTACTACACCGACATGGCAGAGGCGCGTGTGGAAGCCGAGAAGAAGCGCGAGGAGTTCCGCAAGGAAGCCACCGAGGAATATATGTCAGACCTCGGCGGCCGAATCGGAAGCGAGGGCTTTGAGAAGATGAGCCGTGACGAGCTGACGCTTTGGGGCAAAATCAAAGCAAAAGTGCAGGCTTTCCTCGACAAGTTCCTGCAAGGTCTGAAAATTGCCAAGAGCATACGCCTCAACGACAAAGACCTTTCCTACATCCTCTACAAGTCGTGGAAGAACCTGCGCAAGAAAGGTGTCTTTGCCGATGCAGAGGACGTTGTAATGCGCAGACGCACCGGCTATGATGCTGACGAGGTAACCCGATTCCGTGACCCCGGCCTGGGACTGGAAGAAACCATTACCAAGATGAAAGCCGAAGCGATGCAGGCTAACGCAGGCAACTTGCAGGCGAAGCGCGATGCCATGCGTGCTATCGGCGGCAACCTCAACCACTTGCGTCAAGCAATGGCACGTCAGCGCGAGTATGACATTACGACCGTCAAGAGCGTTGCAGACCTCGCCCGTGTCCTCATGGACACCAATCTGCTTGATGACTTGAGCAAGTATGAGACCAAGCGCATACTCGGCGCAATCAACAATGTAGTCGGCAAGCAGGACGTGAGCCAGTATGTTCAAAAGGTCATGGACATCATGGTTGACAATCAGCTGCGCATGGGTGCTAACACCCTCGGCAGGCTGTTGAGCATTCGCGGTAGCCGTGTCGATGCACGCGGTATCGAAGTGCAGGGTGAACTTGACCCGGACGGACAGCGCATAGCGCAGGTGGTTAGGAAGTCAACATCCCTGCCCAAAGATGACATTGACAACCGCATTGCCGAAGCCATCAACCGCATGAGCAGCACCGACCAAGCCATTGCAGACGAGGCAACGATTGAGTATGCAGGTCTGCAAATAGCACGCCAGTATGTTGAGGACATCACCGAGAGCAAAGCCGAGGAAAAGGCTCTGCGCGACTCCATAAGGGAAGCAAAGGAAGCCAAGGATGCAGGTCAGATGACCGAGGACGCATACCGCCAGTATGTAGAATCCACCGAGGACGCTATTCATCAGAATAAGATTGAGCGTGCCGAGGCATTCCACTCCCTCGTTGAGCAGATAGGCGGTGTATTGAGTGAAAGCGTTGAGCGTGCAAAGGCATGGCGCGAGGCCGAGAAACAGCGTGTTGAGGAAATCCACCACAACGCCAACTCCGACATGGAAGGCAGACCGACCGATGAACACCACAAGGATGACCGAATGCAGAAACTCGCAAACAATAGTTTTGCCCGATTCCTGCTTTCACCTCTCGCCACATTCGACCAGATGCTGAGAATGTTCGGCAAGAAGAATTCGCGTGGCGAGGGCTATCTGTGGAACCGTTATATGCGCGACTGGGTCACAGCCACCGAAAAGGAGTACACCGGGTATCGTGACGCACTGAAAGTTCTTGACGCTAAAGTCAGCGAGATATACGGCAAGGACATGACGTGGGGCGACCTCTTCAATATCGACCGCAAATTGCCGAAAGCGTCCGTAAGGTTCTTTGACGGCGGTGAGATGAAAGACCATGAACTGACGCAGGGCAACCTGCTCTACATCTACATGGCTGATAAGATGAGTGACGGCCGTATGAAACTGCGCCGTATGGGTATCACCGAGGAAGATATTGAAAACATCAAGAATTTCCTTGACCCGAAATTCATGCAGCTTGCAGACTGGATGCAAGAAGAATTCCTTGTTGACAAGCGCAACGAGTACAACGAGGTACACAAGCGTATGTTCGGCGCGTCAATGGCCGCTATCGAAAACTATTTCCCATTGAAGATACTTGCCAACGCAAGACTGGAAGATGTGGACGTGGCAGACGATACGACCGACACCGCCCTGCCCGCGACATCAACAGGCAGTATCATCAAGCGCAGGCGCAACAACCTCGCCCTTGACGTGACCGGTGCCAACGCATTCTCGGTAATCCTTGACCACCTCCAGCAGATGGAAAGGTGGGCCGCATTCGCAGAGTTCAACCGTGACCTCAACACCCTGCTTTCATACAAGCGTTTCCGCAACCAAGTGATGAACATGAGTAGTGTGTACGGCGCAGGCAAGACGCTGTGGAATAATTTCCGCAACGTGTGCAGTATGGCCGCAGGCGCATACCGACCGCCGATTGCAGCTCTTGACAAGTCAGCAGTCAACATTGCCAAAGGTGTTACAGCCGCAAAGGTAAGTTTCCGAGTATTCACGGCATTAAAGCAGTTCCTTTCTATGCCTGCCTATGTTTCGGACAGCAACCCCTTATACCTTGCCGCCAATATCGCCAACCCGATAGGCGCGTGGCGTTGGTCTATGGAGAATCTTCCGCTGTTTGAGAAGCGTTGGCGCAGCCGTATGGCAGGCGACCCTCGCCTGCTCAAATCCGAAATGGACTGGAAGATGTGGCGTAGCCGTGTCGTTGAACTCGCCTCGCGTGTCGGTATGGCCCCGAATGCCTTTGTTGACGCTCTGACAGTCGCCATCGGCGCACACGCCATGTATCAGACCAAACTCGCCAAGTACAAGCGGTATGGATATGACCCTGATGTCGCAGAGGCAAGGGCGAAGCAGGACGCAACAATCCTCTTCAATCAGACCCAGCAGTCAAGCGAAGGCGCGTTCCTCTCCACAATGCAGGTTGACCGTTCATGGTTGAGCGTACTGTTTACTGTGTTCCGCAACTCGTCCATGTCGTACACCCGACAACTCTATGATTCACTCCGAAACATCGGCCGCCGACTGACACCCGGCTATAAGGCGTTGTCGGAAGAGTTCATGGCTAAGCAGATGAGGCGTGACGGCATAGACCCCGACAAGGCAGACCGCAACGCGAAGCAGGAATACCGCCGTGGTATCATACGAGATCTTGTGCGTGTCGGAATCTTCGGCTACGTTCTGCAACTCGCATGGAACATGGGCGCATACCTGCCTTATCTCATATTCGGTGATGACGATGACGAGAAAGACAAGATGTGGGATGACGTATTCACACACACCATGTTCGGAAGCATCGAGGGTCTGACTGGCGGTGACGTTATGAGTGCCATAGGCAATATGTGGTTTGGAGGTGACGGGTATGAATCCTCAATGGAAAAAGATATGCCCATATCCTCAGACTTTACAAAAATCGGTAAAGAACTTTATAAGTATTATAAGTCAGATGGTGCCAATGGAGATTTAGTAATGGCGATGAACGATGTTATCAACCTGCTTGTGCAGTCGGCTGTCGGTGTCAATCCCCAGTCACTGACTGACGCTGTTGTTGCCGTCATGGACGTGTGCGGTGATGATGCACAGACCTCACGCGAGTGCGCCCTACTCATGGCAAGGGTTCTCAACTGTCCGCAGAGCCAACTCGACAAAATCTACTTTGACGAGTTGGGATCGACTGGCGAAGAGGCAAGCCAAATGACCCCTTACGAAATCGCCGAGCGATATGCCCGATACAAAGTAAGGCGAGGCGCACCTCTGACTGGTTGGGCCTATGGCAACGAACAGCGCGAGAAAATCATGGACAAGTACCGCAAGAAGAGCAACACTCTTGCCAAAGAGAGGCTGACGCGCGAAACCGATACGCAGGCAAGTCCGAACATGACCCAGTGGCTTGAAGAGTTTGAGGCGACTAAAGACCGCGTCAGCGACATCAAGAAAGTCAAGAGCCGTGACGAGGACCATTACTATGAGCTGCTTGATGAACTGGAAGCCACACCCGAATTCAGCCGTTACGAAATCATCAGAGCATACAAGCATGATGTTGACGAGTTGACAAAAGAGTGGCTCAACGCCACCACGCCTGCACAGCGTGATTCCTGCGTACAGGCGATACTGACGCTCAAACGCGACATGGTAAGAGAATTGAGTGACACGCAACAATAGTTAAACGATTGTGGACGGTGCAGGGATATATCTTTGCACTGTCCACAACATACCAAGCACAATGGCAAAGAAGAAATTACATAAGGCAAGCCGCGTGATGCCCAAGAGCGAGATGGACAGCGTGGCATACTCCAAAAGTTTGGGGGGCAACCGTGCTTTTGATGTCCTATGGCAGGCACAGCAGTATTGGCTGGCAATGGAAACATTCCGTCAAGACCGAGAACGCAACAAGAACTACACCTATGGCAGGCAATGGGATGATTACATCTGCGTTGACGGCAAGATGATTAGAGAAGAGGACTACATCAAGTCGCAAGGCAATGTCGCACTGAAGAACAACCTTATCCGGCGAATGGTACAGGCTGTACTGGGTGTGTACCGCAGTCAAGCCAAAGAACCTACCTGCACGGCGAGGGACCGCGATGAGCAGAAATACGGCGAAACGATGTCAACCGTCCTGCAATGCAATATGCAGCTCAACCGCATGACCGAGATTAATGCCCGGTGCATGGAGGAGTTTCTAATCTCCGGCTTTGTGGTACAACGCAAGTGGTATGGCTGGCGCGATGACAAACTGGATTGTTGGACGGACTATGTTCAGCCAAACAATTTCTTCATCGACAATAATATGCGCGACTTTCGAGGTTGGGATGTATCCTGCCTCGGAGAGGTGCATGACATATCGTTTGAAGAGTTATGCGGAAGATTTGCGCATAACCCGGCTGATTACAAAAGGCTTGCCGAGATATACCAAAATGCACGCGACAGGAAAGTAGTGGGTGCGACGTTTGACTATTTCGGCTATCCATTACAAGGGTACTATGATTTCCTCGTCCCATACGATAGCACACGATGCAGAGTGATAGAGGTGTGGCGAAAGGAGAGTAAGCCACGCTACCGCTGTCATGATGTCAACAACGGTGATGTATTCAAAATCGAGTTGGAGGATTATGAGGAATTTGTCGGCAAAGTGAACCGGGAACGAATGCGTGAGGCACGAGAACTTGGTATGGATGAGAGTGATGTTCCGCTGATTCAGAGTGAATGGTTCATGGATTCCTACTGGTATTACTATTTCCTTACGCCTTTCGGCGATATACTGGAAGAGGGCGAGACACCATACGACCACAAGAGCCACCCCTATGTGTTCAAAGCATATCCGTTTATCGACGGCGAGATTCATTCTTTCGTGAGCAATGTGATTGACCAACAGCGATACACCAATCGCCTAATCACAATGTACGACTGGATTATGCGTGCAAGTGCAAAGGGTGTGCTTCTCTTCCCCGAAGAGTGCCTGCCCAAAGGTATGTCAATTGAAGATATTGCCGATGAGTGGGCGCGTTTCAACGGTGTGATAATGATAAAGCAACCTAAGACTGGGACAGCATTACCACAGCAGGTTGCCAACAACTGCACGCAGATAGGCATAACCGAGTTGCTGAATATGCAGCTGAAATTCTTTGAGGACATATCGGGTGTGAACGGCGCATTGCAGGGCAAGCCCGGATATTCGGGAATGTCGGCAAGTCTATACAATCAGCAGGCGCAGAACGCAACTACATCGTTGCTTGACTTACTGGATACGTTCTCCTCGTTCATCAAGGATGGGGCTACAAAGGATGTCAAGAACATTCAGCAGTTCTATGACACTCCGCGAGTGTTCAACATCGCAGGCAAAAACTCTGCAATAGTCGAGTATGATCCGCGCAAAATCCGTGACGTTGAATTTGACCTGTCGATTGTCGAAAGCACATCTACTCCGGCGTACCGTGCAATTGCAAACGATATTCTGATGAAGTTGTTTGAGGTGCAGGCTATCTCGGTCGAGCAGTTGCTTGAACACGGCGATTTCCCATTTGCCGACAAACTCCTGCAAAGCATCAAGAGCCAGCGCGAACAACTGGAGCAGGGGCAGATGCCGGACGGACTTTCGCCCGAACTTGCCCAACAGGTACAGCAGGGAGCAAATATGCAGGCTGCACAAAGAGCATACCAAATGTTGCAAGCAGCATAACACCACTCAGAAAACGGCCTCGGAAACGGGGCCTTTTCTTTTTCTTACCGGTGCCTGCTGTTTGGGAATAATCCGAGGAATCTCCATTTCATAGAAGCAGATGTGCATACCGATAGCGCGTGTCATCAGCAAGTCATCGTGCTTGCCAACAATGGCCCCATACGCACCGTTCTGTTTACGCTCATAGGTAAGATATTCATCAAGACATCGCTTGTCGCGTTCGGTGTAGAGATGTTCGCGGATAACCTTGACGAGCGTTGAGATTATCATTGGCTTTGTAGCAATGTTGGTGTGGAAACCATACTTGCGCGGAACGCCCTGCCGAATCTCGTCCTCAGACTGACGCCGGGCATAGAGGTTAGGGTAGATGGTTGAAATCTGATTGAGGATATATTGTGACTGGTCGCCACCCTCGACCTGCCTTTCACGGTCATGAGTTTCCAGTGTATTGCTCTCTATAACAAGGAGCGATTCATTGTAGTAAGCCGCCACCTGCGCAGCTTTCCACGCGAGACGGTCAATGTCGCAATGCCCATACCACTGAGCAACGACAGCCGGACGGCCACCCTCAATCATGTTCAAGCGGTCGATAACAAGAATCACAGACCAGTCGGCTTTGGCAGAACGACCGCCCACATCAACGACCGTGAGATATCGGTCAGTTATCTCAACCTCGTCATCATCTTCAGGCTTGGCCCAAACGCAGAACTGGCCCTGCCTGTCCTCATGGAAGCGCAGATTCTCAAGAGCCTTTTCGCCCTCGTCACCATCTGCATATACGTCACCGATGTATCGCGGAGGACGGCAAGCCTTTTCAAACTCTTCGACTTGATATTTGTCGAATACCATTGTGCCGGAATGAACAAATGCCTCAATATCGTCAGAGGGAAACTCGGAAGCCATAATGCCATGGTCGTTCTTACCGCTTCGCTCCTTGATGTACCAGTTGATTGCTTCCAGTGAAGCACCTTTTTCCCACAGCCACCAAAGATACTTTCCGCACTCTTCACGCGATGACAGCACATTGTCGTTTTCCCGGTTGTCGTATAACCATTTGGCGAAATTTCGCAGAGCCTCGCCGTTCTCAAACGGCAGAGAATATTGCTCGATCTGAAACCATGCTATAAACAGTGCCTCAAACTGGGAAGGAGTGTTGGGGTCAACGGCCGCAGAATATTCGGTATGGAAGAAATTGCCGGTGCCATTTGCAGTTGACTCCATCACAATCATAGTCAACGGACGCAGAAGAATACCCGAACAGGCAGAGCGCACAATATCTTCGGGCGATTTGCCGTCAGTCTTTTTCCAAATGCCGACTTCGGAGAGGTGGACGAGAGAATATGCACCGCCACGGCAACCGTCAGGACGTTCAGCCGTACCAATCTTAATCTTGCAGTTCCGTTGTGGCACGCGCGATGTAGAGCCGGACTTTCCGACACCAACCATTTTCGGTTCGTTCTCATTGTAAGGCGCGCCCATATCGTAGAGCAATTCAATCGGATATTCCTTAATCATTGTGTCGAACATATCCTTGATTTCATCGGACGCGGTACCTTGATGTGCGATGATGAGGGAGTTCAGTCCTCGCTTATGAAAGAACTGCAACCATGCCATATACAACTGGGTCGTAGTGGAGCCGCCCCACTGACGTGCTTTCAACAAAATAATGCGGATAGGCAAGCCTGCCTTGCGCTTCTCTTCAAATCGCGAAACCAGTATGCGTTGTGGATAGCGAAGCCGGAACAATACGTCAGAGCCTGCATCCTTGTTGTGAATCCACACAAGGGTAGCGGCCCAAAATGGGAAATCGTGTCGATAGCGCAGACGTATAAATTTCTCGGATACCTTATCATGGTCGGTGTCGTTCGGCTCAACGTGGAGAACATCGGAGAGGAAGCAGTCGATAGAGCCTGCCTCAACAAGTTTGCTGACGAAAGGGATACTCATCATCTCAACAGGCAACCACTGGACCGGCATGACAAAGTCGGAGATAGAAACCTCAACTCTTTCTCCAATAGACCCCTCTCCAGTAATCGGATCGAAAGACGCATACATCACCTCATTCCTGCGGTCGTTCTCCGTCAATATCTTTTCTATATCGGTCAAACAGCTTGTCATACCAACCATTCTTAATACGATATACAAACTCTCCGACAGTGCGAGGCGTAAGATAGAACTTTGGGGCAGGTTGATGAACAACAATAGAAACCAGTTCAAAAAGCGATTTATCGGGGTGCAAATCGCGGAGAGCAATATATCTGCGGAATATCTCTTTAAACATCTCGCGTTTGTTTGTACGCATACGCGAAAACGGCTTTCCAACCAACATCCGCGAAACCTCAACGGCAGCCCGCTCCTCGGAAACCCAAAAACGTTTTGCCGGGGATTCTGCAACTTTCTTAAATATTTCGGGCATAATAATGTAGTTCGCCAACGCGAGTTGCTCACGATAGGCACGCATAATGTCATCGTTGCGCTGACGTGTAAAGTCCATTATTGAGCCGAAGTGTTTAGCCATCTATTCCATTGCAATGTTGATTGGTAACCTCTTACAAATTTAGCCAATTCACGTCACAAAACTTAAAAGTCGCACCCGAATTTATAGCCTTACTTTTGCGCATAGATAAAACCGCAACCATAAGATTTTCAAAGTAATGGCTGATAATAACGAAGTTAAGAGCAGACGTGACCAACATCTTGAACGCCTGCGCAAAAAATACCCCGACAAGAAATTCGAGGACGATGAGGAAATCTACGGGCAGATTTCCGATGATTACGATACTTACGAGGCAGAGTTAGACGGTCTCCGAGGCAGGGAGAAATCTCTTTCGGATATGTTTGCGGCCGACCCTCGGAGTGCGCAGTTCCTCACTGATATGCACAACGGCACTGACCCGGTTCTCGGTCTTGTCCGCAATTTCGGCGTAGAAATCAAGGACGTTCTTGACGACCCCGAAATGCAGGACAAGATTGCCGAAGCCAACAAAGAATATGTTGAGCGCGTAGCCAACTCCAAGAAACTGGACGAAGAGTATGAGAAGAACATGGACACTACTCTTGAAACTCTCCGCCAGTTCCAGTCAGAGCGCGGCATGACCGATGAGCAGATTGACCAAGTTGTGACGTTACTGCTCGGCGTAGTCCGTGACGGCGTTATGGGCAAGTTCAGCACCGAAACTCTTGACATGGCCAGCAAGGCTCTCAACTACGATGCCGATGTAGCGGCCGCAGGTGAAGAGGGCGAGATAGCAGGACGCAACGCAAAGGTTGTGGAGAAACTGCGCAAGAGCAAGAAAGGTGACGGCACAGCCCCACTCGGCGGCAAGAACGGACAGGGTGTGAGCGCACCACGCAAAGCCGAATCAATGTTTGACCTTGCCAACGAAGCTATGTAACATGGATGGCGTTGTGGTACACTGCCCCGATGAAGGCTATAAGGTCACTCCGACAAAAGGTTCGGCAGGAATCCGTAGTCATGTCGCAGGCGCGACTGCCTCAATCAGCAATTTTGCCGTCGCTACTGGAGGTATTGGCACTGGCAATCTCATAGAAAACGACAATAAATAATCATTCTAATTTCAAAATTTTCCTACCATGGACGGAGAAACAGTAAATGTTGGTGGTACTAATCCCACCCCGACCCCCGGCTCAGCCGGAGTCAGTTCGCAGGTAAGCGGTGAAGCCGCTACCGTGAGCAATCTCGCAGGGGCAACAGGCGGCATTGACGGTGGCAACCTCGTGCAGCCCGACCTTGACAAAGAACTCTACAAGTTTAAGGGCGATGACACCCCTCTCATGCAGATTGCGCTGAAAGCAAAGCGTGTCAAGGTTACATCGCCCGAAGTTGACCACTACATGATTGACGAGCCGCGCACCTGCGTGACCACAACCGCCGCCGTTGCCAAAGGCACAAGCAATCAGTTTGTAGTTTCCCTTGACGGCGACGACCAGCAGATTCCGCGCCCCTACGGCACGTTGCTTGCCGTTGGCGTTGACGGCTATACCGAGGACGGAAGCAAGGCAACGCCCGGCAAAGGCCTCATGCTGTTTGTTGTCGGTCACGACCCTGCAACAGCCAACCCCATCTGTCGCGCCGTGAACGGTCCCAAGTCAACCACCGATGCCGAGTATTGCACTACGCCTGCCATCCCAGCAGGAACGAAACTCATTCTGCTCGGCAACGCGCTCTATGAAACGCAGAAGAAAGTTGACCCCGACCTCTTTGTTCCGCAGCCCACTCGCGTGTTCCTGCAGAAGCGTGGCATGAACCGCATCGTGTCGGACTACTTCGATGCCGTCAAGAAGCGCATCCCGTTCACCAAGGCAATCATCGCCGAGGCCGCACTTACCAAGTTCAAGTGCGACACCAACCGCTCCCTGCTTGCCGGACGTAAGGGCAAGATTAAGGTGAACACACCCGAAGTCGGCGTGCAGGACATTTATTTCTCCGAGGGCGTGCGCTATCAGGTGAAGAAAGAGATTCAGCACATCGGCAAGTGGACTTACGAAGAGTTCATCGCCCTTGCCAAGATGTTCTTCACCGGCGAGGACGTTCCGAGCAGTGGCCTGGCCCTCTGCGGCAAGAACTTCCTTGAGAACATCCAGTGCATCGATTTCTCGAAGCACCCGGAGGTCAAGATTGACGTCAAGACCAACAAGTTCGGATGGACCGTTACCGCCATTCACACCGTGTTCGGCGACATCGAGTTCAAGCGTGAGCCGACCTTTGACCGTCTCGGCTGGAGCAATTCGGCATTCCTGCTTTCGCCCGACCGCCTTGTGCGTTACGTTCTCGCCGCCGAACACAAATCGTCTGACCGCGTAGAGGGCGAAGAAGCAACACGCGAAAGCATTCTCACATGGGATGCAATCGCTCTCAAAGGCTCTTGCCACTTATGGATCAACGGCGAGGATACCACTGCCAACGACAACGTCAACGAGGACGCAGCCCACTATCTGTTCTACGACGGCTCTACCGCCCCCGAATCCCCGGTTGACGGCGGTATCTACTACCTGCTGAGCGACTGCCCCGGTATCGCAGCCACCGCTGTCAAGGGTACGCTTTGGCGTGCCAAGAACACCACCACTACCACAGGTGAGGGTGCTTCCGCGACCACCAAGACCACCACAACGTGGAGCGAATATGAGGTTGGCGATGTAATCAGCGTCTAAGGCCCATCAAGACTAAGTAAACAACAGAGAGGCGGACTGGTAGAAATGCCGTCCGCCTCTTTTAATAAATGCCACAACAATGAAAAAAAAGAGAATAACTTACGGTGTATCGGGTATGATGGAATACCAAACCATCATCCGTTTCGGCAAGAACACCCTCAAAGTAACATTCACCGGCGGCAGCATGAACGCCATTGGCGTAACCCCTGCCACATTTACCACCAACAATTTTCTCATTCAGCAGGCGATCGAGAACAGCAGCGAGTTCACGCGCGGACGTATCTGTATCGTCAAAGTCGTAGAACTGGATGAAGAGCTGCGTATCGAGCGAGCTAAACCTGCCCCGGTCGCAGTTCCTAAAAATGTCGCAGAAGCACCTGCCATTTCCAAAGCACCTGCCGCTCCCGAAGCAGAGGGCGTAAACATTGTGGAGGACACAAAGGGCGAAACAGTCGACCGAACCGCTCCGACAACCGAGCCTCTGCCGGAAAAACAGGAGAATGTCGCAACCATGACGCAAGTTGAATTCTCCTGCAACGATGATGCAAAGGACTACCTTGAGCAGACTTTCAGCTGCATCCGTAGCAAGCTGCGCAACCGCGAGGACATCATCAACGCAGGCAAGGCCCACAACGTAGAGATAATCTTCGTATAAACGTCCGGCGATATGGTGTATAAAATCCTGCATATCGCGCGTGACGTGCGTATCGCCATAGATGAAAACAAGACGAGCGAACAACTGATAGCCGATGAGGATATTGACACCCTATCGCTGAATGATATTGTGCGCTCCAAGATTGTCGAGGCAGTGCGCAGGGTTGTGACCGAAGCACCTACGCACCTGCTTGACGGCGGTAAGCCATTCGGCGATTCTGTCTTTTGGCGAAGCAAGGGTTCGGGCTGGACACTATTGCCCGAAGATTTCATGCGCCTTTTAATCTTTAAAATGAGTGATTGGGAGCGACCAGTGTATGAGCCAATCACAGCCGCCGACCCTCAATATCAGTTGCAATTCTCACGCTACAAGGGCCTACGGGGAAATCCGCAGAAACCAGTTGTAGCCATTGTCAGCAGAGCCGAGGGCCGTGCGCTGGAACTATTCTCCTGCAAGGACACCTCCGCGACCGTGGAGCAGGCTGTCTATCTCCCTCTTCCGAGAGTGGACTGTGACGGAGGTATAGAAATCCCGGAGCGGTGCTATATGTCGGTGGTCTATCAAGCTGCCTCGCTTGTGCTTGCCACAATCGGTCAGAGCGAACTATCCTCAGTAATGTCAGAACTTAGCAAACAACTTTTAGTATGAGTCAGATAAAGGCAACCGAAATAGAGGGTGATGTTGCGATTGGCAGACACGTCACCACAGGCGGTAACGCGACCATACAGGGGAATGCGACTGTCAACAGAAACCTCAGAGTCAAGGGCTGGCTTGACGCACCTAACATCAAAGGGGCAAACAAAGGACTGTTTGAAAGCGTGGTCTCTCTGCGTGAGGCGTATCCCCATCCGCATGACGGCTGGTTTGCCGGTGTGCCCGCTTCAGACAAGGACATCTCAGACCTTGGCCTGACGGCAGATAAGGGCAAGACACTCTTCAGGATGTATATCGGCATCGGGGGTGACTGGGTCTGCGAGCCGCTTGACAAACTATATGAGATTACTGTTGACAGCGAGCAGATAGATAGCCTCGGAGAGAGTCTTGCTGACCTGCTGGATGAGCATGTCGCCCTTGAGGGAAGGGTGGATGCCCATGATACCGGGATAGCCGACCTCAGAGAGCAGCA